AGGGGAACTAAGCCTTGTTGGGTCAATAATAGGATGTCACCGCCATATTTAAACACGCATTTACGGGCAAAAGTCTGTCCAATGTTCCAAATACCCACCAAAGCCCAATCATCAACATCGGATGGGTTAGAACCTTTGTAAACAGCGACTTCTCCGTTACTGGTAACAAATACGGCTAGGTCATCAACCCCATACCCAGCGTCAATAGTCCAAGTTCCCATGGCTTGTAAATAACCACCATTTTTAAAGATGCCACCTAAGGGAAACTCAGTTACAGCACCATTTATTGAATCCACACCCAAATACCAAAAACTAAGGGAGTTTTCTTCTACAAAATACAAACGCTCTTTAAACAGGTTTACATAGGCAAATGTGTTGGAATTTTTGCCTGTAATGTAGTAATCAATCGTATAAGTACCCATGACAGTCGCATCACCGCTAGGGGCAGTAGCCATCGTATAAGTGAGGGTCGACCCACCTGTTACAGTAATGCGGTAAGTCCCATTAAATTGGCTTGGGGTCGCACCTGCGACTGTGATGGTGTTACCTGTAACAAGATTATGAGGACTTGCAGTCGTTAAAGTAGCGGTTAAATTACCCGTTCCACCCCTAGTAATAGTAGAAATGGTTTGTGCGGTGTCGGTTGTTGCACTTCTTGACCATCTTGTACCATCATAAACAATCATAGGGTCAACATTGTTTACGGCTGGCATAAACGAGCCACCAGCAGTTGTAATCATGGAATGTACCCATCTACCATTGGTGTTTCCTGTAAGACTAGAAGTAGCCGTAGAGGTACTAGCATCATAAATAATCGTAGCCGTTGCCGCAAACAACTTGGTAGTCGTTGGGCTGGCGTAACTCATTAACGATAAGACTTCGCCCGTAATTCCTGTGGAAATCTTGGTATAGCCTTTTCTAAGGGTTACATCCGTAGGAGTAGGAAAGAAGTTGACCATCTGAACCGCATCAAGTGGGTTCATTTCAGCCAAAGAATCCCTTGCGTTCCACCCCCCAATTGGGGATGGCAAGGAAGCGGTCATTGCCCGTCTTTGTTGAGCGACAGCCATTATGTCCCGTAGCCAGTATCAGGAATATTAGCGTAACCAATAAGGACTTTGCTTGGGTATGGTGCAAAGCTAAGGTTAGCAGAACCTTTATCGTTGGCTTTAGCAACATTCAGATAGCGGAAATAGTCTTGTTGCAATGCAGTAGTATCAAACCCTTTAATTTGGAAATACTTAAGTTTTGTGCTTAGAACCATAACTGTATCGTCAAAAATGGTTGTATCGGTATCCACAGTAAAGCTGTTTTTAACTGCACCAGCAGCACTTCTAGCCCAACCTTTTGAGCGGTATTCAAAGCCTAAATACTCTTGTGTGTTATATGGTGGCCAAATTTGGAACTTATCGCCTAGAATACGCCACCTAATGCGTGGGCCTGTTGAGATATAACCCGACTTTAGCCATTGCCATTGTTGGGCATCTTCAGGGCCAAGCATCTGCCAATGCTTTGTCTTATCCCAATGGGTATTGTCCGTAATGGCTTCAAAGTCATTAGGTAAAGGGTATTTAGTCTGTGAAAAAGTAAAAGTCACGCCTGTGTATGTGCCACTAGCTAATTGGCTCATAACAATGGTAGATAGGTTTAAACCAGCGTTGTAAGTTACGCTTGACACATAGGTATCTTGATTAATGCCTGTGCCTGTAATGGAATAATTGCCATTTAAGGCTGTAGCGTTACCCGTTACAACAATGTTATAACTTTGGTCGCTAACTGTATCGCCTACAAAAGTCTGTGCATCGGTATAGAAACGATACTCCAACTGTAAACCTTGCCAATCGTATTCCTTGACCAAATCATAGCCAGTACGATTCATAAGGGCTAAAACCTGTTGTACATCTTGATTGGGATTACCTGCCACATAGGTAGGAATAGCAAGGTTTAGTTCGCTAGTGGTCTGCTGAACCAACTGGAGCATCGTTGATGACATAGTTTAGGCTTCCTCTACGACTTTCTTTTTGCGGGGTTTTTTTTCACCAACTGCCGCAAGTATAGCCGCCATCTGTTCTTGCATTAAGGCGAGCTTCGCATCAGTTTCAGCCTTAATTTTAGCAGTTTCCTCGTCTTTTTTGGCAAGTTCTTGCTTTAACTGATTAATTTCTTCATCTCGCTTGGCAGCTTCAGCAGATTCGCTTGCAAGGTTTAAAAACGATTTAGCCTTATCCCGAAAGGCGTGTGGTGACATACCTGCAATCATTCCAATGCGTTGTAGCTGTAAATCTGACGCATTAGCAATAGATTCTACAGTCATAAACTTAACGCCTCGTAATTCTTGGGCTTGGGATTGGCTAATTAATGGCCATTGTTCGACAGGCGTTCCAATGATTTCGCTACTGTAATCTTGGGTTGCTTGATATTGAAGCCATTGGCGGGGAAAACGCTGTTTATGGCTTTCCTGTGCGTAGGTATCAATCTCAGTCAGGTTATCCCCAGCGACCATGATTCGTACAAAATCAAAGTCTTTAAATATGGGTCTGCCTGATTCGTTGGACTCATGCTCTAGTTTAACGGCTCTTTTGTAAAACTTAACTGCTAAACGAGAATCTGCGTTTTGCTCATCGCTATCTATTGCCATTTGTAAAACTCCTCTAAGTGGTTAAAGGTACTGCGGTTAAAAGAAAAAGGGCTACCCCAATTACGAGATAGCCCCTTGTTTTTACTACAATTTATGATTAAACGCTAGTTTTTCCAAACCAACCATAATCACCTGATACCATCGACTCTGCTGGTGCAATATAAGTGCCACCAGTAGCAGTTGCGGCAAAGGTTGAAGCATTAACAGTTACATCGGTTGCACCTGCTGCAATCGCACCGCCTGCTTTAGCAAATACATAACGCAAACCATCAGAACCGAAAGTTTGTGAGCCTAGTGGGCCAAAACTTGGGATTCCAATAACAGTTGAGCCGTTAGTGTATTCAAACGATTCAGGCGTGATTGTTTCTAATTCAACGCCTGCAATGGGGAGTACTGAGTAAGCCATGATTTTTCCTTTACAAATTAGGTGGTCAAAATACCCTGCAACTGAGCGTTGCTGGTGGTTAAATTGCCTGCCCATCCGTAGAGCTTAACAATCGCATCTTGGTTGATGGCTTGACGCTCACCACCGATAGGTACGAAATTACGCTCTTTGTGTGGGCGGAAGAAAATGTAATTGGTGTTCAAGAGATACATATAAGTTGCTGTTTCTTGATTACCAATACCACCACCGAGTACAACATCAGCAGATGTACCACCGCCGTAGAACTTAAGGGATGCAAAACCTGCTGCACCACTTTCTTCGGTAGTAATACGCTGAATTGCTTGTAATGCACCTACAAAATACTGATATGTGGTGTTACCTGCAATGTACAAGTCAGCCTTGTCTGTACCACGAACCTGCTTGATGGCTGCTTCAGTCATCTTAGCAAGGGTGTTAGTAGAGGCAAGACCAGTCGTGGCTTGATTCTGCCAGAATGTCCAGTTTGCACGATTAATACCACCATAAGTACCTGTGGTTGGGGTTGTAGAAATTGCAGCAGCTAAGCCGTCAATGTTCTTACCGCCATTACCAGTACCATCACCATATAAGTCGGTAGAAATGCGGTTCAAAAGACGAGCTTCAGAAACTTGCATACGACCATCTAACAGGTCAATGATTGCCTCTTTGCTTGAGTTTTGGAGCATCTCTAAACCGCTCATCGTTACAGCAGCAGCGTATTGAGCAATCTTGAACTGAGCAGCAGAAATTGGGCTATCAGGAGCAATGTTCAATACTTCGTAACCGCTATACGAATTAGCGTTGTTGGTGTTAGGGTCGTTGTACATGATTTCTTCCAAAATCACATTACCACCCGAAAATGGGCGTACATTGCCCTTAGAGTTAAGTCTTTGCAGAATCGCATTGTTCTGCGTTAAGTTATCAGCCAATTCACCGCTACGACTTTGAATGGTGGTAGCGATAATATCGGTGATTGCTGAGTTAGCAAATGCCATGATATTTCCTTTTTAAGTTAATTAAAGCCTACCGCTCTCTGCTTCGGTCATCTGAGCCATCAGTAGAGAACGCCTGTCCTTTGCTTCGACTTTCGCCTGCGTTCCGTTAGGAGTAACGGATTTTGGACTAACAGCCGTTGCTTTGGCTCTAGCTACTTGTTGTGCCTTAGATGCTTGCTTTGTAGCGTTGTTCAGGAGTTTTTCCTGTTCCAACCTAAAGGCTTCATCGTTCATACGCACAGCTTTTGCATAAGCCGTTTCAAGGTCTTGGGCTTTACCTAGCTCAAGTAGTTGAGCCATTTCTTCCCTAACCATATCAAAGTGCGGAAACCGCTCTTTGTCACTTCGTACTCGCTCAATCTCATTATTCAATCGAGCTTGTTCTTCCTGCTCAAACCGCCCTTTTATCGTGCTAACCTCTTGATTAACTTGATAAAGTTGTTGCATTAACTGTTGGGTATATGCGTCAACTGGTTGTTGCGGTTCGTTAATTTGATTTAAGTTTACTCCATAATCTTGTGCAAGTCTATGAAACATTTGTACTTTTTGGTCATGCGGTGCTTTGGTCAGAATCATGTGTGCCCGACCTAAGTTGTTTATCCATGCGGTTGGGTGTATTCCTTGTGCTTGGAGTTCAGGGATAAATGGGTTAATCGCTTCCTCAAGACCCTTTGCTCGCTCCGCTTCTGCTTTATATACGCTAACGCCTTTTTTAAACTCGTTTTCTCGTTGGTTAAGGTATTCAAGATGTTTTCTGCTTTCTTCTTTAGTTAATGTTTCGCCCTTGGCTATCTTATCCCAAAGAGGTAAAAGGTCTTTCTTCCAAGTTGTAGGCTTTGGTATATCGCCACTCTCAGGCTGTTCTTCGGGCTGTTCGGGTTCAGTCGTATCTTCTGCAACAGCCTCAATGCTCGTTTCCTCTGCCACCGCTTCATCTTTAGCGACAAACTGTCCCTTCTCATTCCGAGTAGGTTCGTCTTGAGAAACTTCCTCTTGCATATCCTCATGTTCTTCCTCTTGGGGTTTACCCTCGTCTTGTGGTTCTAAGACTTCCTCTAATGCGGATTCCAACATCTCTCTGCGGTCTGCCATGATTGCTCCTTAACGATAGTTTAGTTTGGCGTAAGCAAGCTCGGCAATCTTGCGTTTACGGGTTTCTTGCTCTTTACGACTAAGTTCTACAGGCTTGTGTCTTAGAGGTACATCGTTACCTAACTCAATCATGCGGTGTTGTTTAAGGTGTTCTCTGTGATGACTACGACTTTTAATCCAAGTGCCATCGACTTGAGATACATAGCCTTCAATATCTGACATGACCATTGGTGATTCTTTGGCGGTCATTTCTTGCTTTTGTTTCCACGCTTCTTCGGCTTCAGGCGTACCCAGTTTGAATCCCCAAAAATCTAGGTATGATTCCTTATCTGATTTTGTAACTATATGATTTGATTCAGAATAACCGCATTTAGGGCAAATACTCATAATTTCTCCAATAAGTGTGGTAATTTGTGCCAATCGTGTTTTCTAAGGGGTACAACGCTGTCATACCAAACTCCGTTTTTCCAACGCCAACAGATATAGTCATCTTCAGGCAATAGTAAGAAACATTTAACGCCCAAAGCACCAGCAAGGTGAGCCGTAGCCGTATCGGGGGCAACCACCGCTTTCATAGACTTCATGTGGCAAGCAGTTCTGTAAAAGTTCTCTTTCCACCCGTCAGGGGGTAGGGGTTGGAATATATCGTCTGTGCCTAGATTTAATGAAAATACATCGTTACCAAGCATTTCACGCAAAATGGAGACATCAATGGATTTGACATAATGGAGTGGCCCTGTACTGGCGTGCCAGTTAACCCCTACCTTACGCTCAATCTTGCTTGGAATGGCGTTTAAATAGCCTTCAGAGCCTACAATTTTTGCTTGGCTAATAGGGAATGACTGCCGTACATATAAAGGGCTGTGCATGGCAAAAAATGGCAAGCTCATGCTACCTACCCAATAATCGGCTTCTAATGGTCTGCCCTCATCTCTAACGCAAGAAATAGTGTCAATACAGTCCATCTGCCCTAAAAGCTGCATGACCGACTTATGGCACATAACCGATACTTCTTTAGCTCCCCAAGCCTTAAGTAATGGTAGGAATCGGGCAAATTGAATAATGTCACCAAAGCCTTGTTCCATCTGTACAGTAATGTGTTTACCATACAGTCTTTCCCCCGCCCATTTTGGGGCTTTAATCCATTTTTCCCATTTCTCACCCGATGCTTCCCTTGTTTTGGGATGCCATCGAAACTCATAAAGCCGAAACCCTGAATGGTAATGCCCCATGTGGAGCAGGTCTAGTCCTTTTTTATATTGCCCGAAAGGTGTCATAAAAGCATCAGTAAAGATTCTTCATCATCCAATTCAGCAAGGCGTTGAGTTTCAAGTATTGCGAGCCTAGACCTTATTTGGCCTTGTTCTCGTCTTAACTCTACCGCCCTTAGCAACTTGCTTCGTTGGTTTTCAAGGTAGGCGATAGACTGCTCTAGTTCTGTAGTATCAACTGGCGGTATACCAGCCTTAACCTCTTGAATAGATTGTA